TCAGCTTATAAGTTCCAAATCTATGGAGAAGTCGGATTAGAATATGGTCCAGAGCAATTCCACGGCAAAATTACATCTCTATCTACTTCCTAATACGAAGTAAGATAGTATATTTATTAGAGGGAGATAAATACTTCTCCCTCTAGTAACATAGAGGATATATGGCAGCAGTAAGCACACTTATAGATAGAATTTATAGAGATTTTTTAAACAAACCAGATGACCTTTCTGCGTTTTCTCGTTTAGATGGAGCAATCAGTAGTACAACAAGTACATCAGTTGTATATGAAGCAGGATTATTTTCATCTGAAGAAGAAAACTTACTTGGATCTGGAGCATTAATAGAGATAGGACAGGAGTTAATGCTTGTTACAGAAGCTAATACTTCTACTAGAACACTTACTGTATCAAGAGGTTACGCAGGTACAACTGCTGCAACTCACGCAGATGAAGCAAACATTTTTATTAATCCAACTTTTCCTCGTAAGTCTGTATATGATGCAGTATCAGATAACATATCAAGGTTGTACCCAAGTTTATATAATGTAACAACAACAAATGTTACATCTAACAGTACATACCAGGAAGTTCCTGCATCAACAGTAGAGGTACTTACTTCCTATGTACAAAATTCTACAGGTGATCAGTACACATCTGCTGGAATACAGTTACTTAGAGATTTTCCACCATCAAGTACAAACACAGCAGTACAGTTTTTTAACACTTCTAATGGTAAGACAGTACATTTAGTTGTCAAAAGAAAGTTTGTTAGACCAACAGATGAAACATCAGATATAGAAACTGTATGTTTAGTTTCACCAGAGTATGAACAGATAGTTATGGTTGGTGCTGTAGCAGACATTATAGGTGCTACAGATATAGATGCCTCAACACAAGAGTTTATTACAGAGAAATTAGCAGCAGAAAGTTATCCAGTAGGATCAGGAGAAAGACTTAGAAACGCACTACTAAGGCTTAGGTCATTGTTGATAGATGAAGCAAGAGGGAACTTGCGTTCTTTATATCCTGCTCCTGTATCAATTATGAACATAAACTATAGTGCATAATGGCTGTATTACC